TGCCCCGAGCCGGGGTCGAACCGGCACGCCCCTTTTCAGGAAAGCGGCGGATTTTAAGTCATGCAAGCATTCTAGGCGCAGCCCGCAAACCCGCATGAATACTCGCTCACTGTATGCGCACCCAGTGCGTGAAATGCGCTGTTTGCACGGGGTTGGTCAAATTTTCCCCATCATCTTTCAGCGCGCCTGCGACGGCCAAGCCTCCTGCATCAATCTTGAGTCAGAGGCGTGGCCCGAAGCCTCTCGCGCCATTCCCTCAAAAGCGCCTGCGCACTGATCGAATAGTCCTGTGAGGGTTGTTGCGTACTCACGGACGGAAGTGCAGGAAGCGACGGGCAGCTGCACGGTGGTGGCAGCGAGTTGTGCGCGCAGGCCGTCACGCTCAGTGCGAGCAGCAGCAGCATTGGCAGCTTCACGTTTCGCCCGATCTTGGGCAGCTTTGATTGCGTCATCTTTTGTCCTTTGCATTCTGATGGTGTCGTCCAGCGCTTTTTGATGAGCATTGGCAAGGGCGGTGGCGTGCTGTGCAGCGGTGTCGGCAATCCGCGCGTCATAGCGCCACGCCTGAACCTTCCAGCCGCCACCAAAGGCCAGAGCGCCAGCCACGATTGCAGTGGCGACGTAGGTGTAGAGGCCGGGGATCATGGTGAGTCCTTGGTTGGTTTGTCATCCCAGGTGGCGAAGCCCACATATGCCACGACAACGGCCCCGGCGAACGTGTAGAACGGCGCAGCCACCGCCCCAAGCTGGGCGCTGTCCGTGTAGAGCAACAGCAGCGGAAACGCCAGCCCTGCCAGTAGCGCGAGCCAAGCCATTCGACGCCTGTTCTTCCAGCGGTCTTTTTCGGTCATGGCGTCACCAGAAGTGAAGCAATCCGCCGAGCCCAGCCGCGCCCGAAGCTGGGCCATGTGGGCAGGTCGGACATGAACTGCAGCCGCGTGCCAAGCATCTTGGCTTTGAGCGCGTGCCCGTCAGCAGCTTTGGCAGCGGCCACCGTCTGCGGACCGATAGCGCCGTCATCCAGCACGCCCAAAGCCCGTTGCAGCCACTTGGCAGATTGACCCACACCAGAGTTCACTGCGGCATCAAAAACGCTGTACCGCACTACGGCGGGCAGGTCGTCGGCGCGCACCGCGTCCCAGTACGAGGCCCGATAGATGCGTTTGGCTACGTCCATCGGCAGCGAGCGCATCGGCCCGGTGTAGCCGTTAGCCCGCGCCACGCGCTCAGTGATGCCCCACATCGTCGCGCCGCCTGGGTCGGCTGGGTGGTCAACAAAGCCGCCTTCGTGTCCAAGCAGCTGGTGGAATGCTTGGTCGAAGTTCATTTCCCTTTCCCTTCAACCCTGCGGTCGGCTTCGATGTTCTCCACCCTGTACCGCAGCAGAGCCAATTCCCCGGCCACCGTCACCGCCTGCCCGTTCCCGGCCTTCACCGTGATCTGCAGGTCCGAAACGTCTCGGGTTAGCTGGTTGACCATGAACCACATGGAGACCAAGCCCCACCCCACCACCCCCATCACCCCGAGCAGCCACGGCAGCGGAATGCGGAAGTCAATGACGCGGGAAACGCGCTGCTCTTGTTGGTTGTCGTCGCTCATCTGCAATAATTCCTGTTCGTGGGCGTAAAAAAGCCCGCAAGGAGCGGGCATGGACGAAATGATTTCAGGCTGGATCAGGGCCTCGGGTATCAACCCGATCCTGCTGGGCTGGCTGGGTGCGTTGGTCGTGCTGGCTTTAATTGACCGGTGGCGCAGCAAGTAACCCACCACTGAAAGCGGCAGCGGGAGACAGCAGGCCTTGCATCAGATGTTGCCGCGGCTGTACAGCAAGCAACCCTGGCGCCACGTTCTGCGCTGCGCGCTGCTGCATGGAAATGTTGATGTTGTTCAAGGCAGGCCCCGCCAGCGGGCCGACCACCGGCACCTTGTCGAGTAGGTTCAAGCCACGCCCCAGCAGCAGGGCGCCGGAGTTGCTGTTGTTCACCGCAGAGCCCACCGGCTGGTTCTGCATGTAGCTCGCCACGCGGCCCACGGTGCGCAGTTGCGTCAATTCCTCTGGCGAAAAAAATAGCTGTAGCTTGCGGTCACCAATCTGATTCAACGCCTTGTTGAATGCGGCCTGGCTGAATTTCCCCACCTCATCCGACGCACCGCTCAGGGCTTTATCCTTCAGATGCGCCAGTAGTGCGTCACGGACCACCGGCACCCCTTGTGGGCCAATCTCCTGCAGCAGCTCGCGGGCTTCGTTCGGCGTTCCGCCAATGACGAACTTTTGCGCGATCCTGGCGGGATCGCTGGCGCCACTGCCTGACAACACACTCCGAACGAGCGGGTTTGCGTCTTCGTAGGCGTAGGCAGCGCGAGTAGCGCCCCGCGCCTGGTTGACGGCATCAATCGCTGAAGCCGGTGCGGCATCCATTGCCCGCAAGCGCTGCGCCATGTCTCCCGTCACTACTGAATTGCCGAAGTCGATCCCGCGCGGGTTAGTGATGGGTTGCACTTCGGCGCTGGATAGCACCCGAGCCGCAGCCTTTGCCGCCGCGCCCTCATTCCCGCCTTTGAAGACTTCGCGCGAAAGCATCGACTGCAGATTGCGATAGTCCTGCGGCGTGAACGGCTGTCCCGTCTGGAAAGCCTCCATGTACCGCGAGATCGTCGGGTTCATGAACGGCATTAGCCCCTCATCACCCAGCGTCTGGTTAATGTCGCTGATGACCTTGGACGAAATGGGCTGCTTGTACCCTGGTGAGCCCTTGGCGGCATCCCATGCGGCCTGTTCTGCACCACGCAACTGCGACTGACGGCCCAGTACTGCACCTGTGACGGCTTCGCCCGCCCGGTACACGTCGCCCCGCGCCGCGCCCGATTCGTTCATCACGTCGATCAGCCGCGTGTTGTTCTGGTTCTGCACGCGGGCCAGGCCCTGCAATTGGCCGTCTGCCGAGTTGGCGCCGATCTTGGCAAGGTTCATTTCCTGCGTGATGCGCACCGGATCTTGCGTGATCATGCCCCGCGTTGGAGTTGCGCCGATGGACTGAAATTCAGCCAGGCGGCGCACGGCAGCGGGGTCGAGTTCTCGGCCAGCGCGCAAGGCACCCGACATTTCAGCCCGCAGCGCTTGGCGGGTGCGCTCTGGTACTTGGCCGTAGTCCATCCCGGCGCGTTCCAGCACCTGGCTGATCTGCATGTCCATGGCCTGCGGCGTCATGCCTGAATTCAGCAGCTTGCGGCCTGCAGTGATTGCCGAGTTTGCCGCGCCGGGGGCCATACCACCCACCACCCCGCCGAGCAGGGCGGCGCCCGTCTGCTGCAGTTCACTGCCGCCGCCTTCGCGCGACAGCCCGCCCAGTGCGCCCGCTCCTGTCGCGGAGGAAAGCTGTTGCACAGGGTTGGCGGCCAGGCCAGCGCCCACGGTGCCCAACATACCCGGCAGCTTTGCGAGTTGCCCCGCAGCGCCCATGACGCCACCGGAACCAGCAACCAGCCGGGTAGCGTCGCCCACCACGCGCTCTTGAGCAGACTCTGGCTTGGGTAGTCCTATGGTGTCGGCGAAGCCTGCCGCAATCTCACCCATCGGCTTTGTCGGGACGCCGCCCATTCGCATCAACCCGGCTACAGGCTCAGTGAATATCTGCGCAGCCTGCGCGGGGCCTTCTAGTGCGTAGCGGGCGGTAAGGCCGATCTGTCGGGGAATGTCGGACAGGCCGCGATTCAACGACTCTCCGGCCTCTTGCACCGGCTTGGCCGCTGGTGCCGCTTGCAGCCATTCTGAAGGCACAGCCATGCCATTGCCTTGCAGCTTTGCCGCCAGATCGGCTTTGGTTGTGCCATCTGGAACGTTCTTGATGATGGTGCCGTCAGGCAGGCGAACATCCATTATTTGAGGCTCCCAAAATCAACCACCCCTGGAGGCTGCGCTTGCGCCCCTTGCGGCTGCTGCACTGTCAGAAACGGAGCCAGCGCAGACGCATTGGGGTTCGACAGCAAAGGCTGCACATTCTGGTTGTGTTGCTGGATGCGGGCCTGGGCCGTCTTGCGAGAGACGGCAGACAACACTTTCAGCTCGGGCAGTGTCATATTGATGTCCCCGGAAGCGGCCTTTCGCAGGATCGCGCGCTCGCTTTCGGTAATCTGACCTTGCCCCTTCATCTGCCCTGCTGCGTCAAGCTCCAGCTGCGCCATCGCTTGCATGGCCGATCGAGTGTTCTGCAGAGTCTCTTTGGAGTCCTTGCCGCCCAACCCCAGTTGCGTGCCGATTTGCATCATGATTTGGCCGGGTGCCGTCAAAGGCCCTGCCATCACTTTGCCACTGCTCAAGGCTGCATCCAGGTTGCCCAATGTGTTGAGGGTGGAGGCCGCCCCGCGGGCGCCAGCGAGTGATGCGTCGATCTGGCTCCCAACGCCGCTGGCAATGCCGTTCAACAGATTCTTTTCCGTGTTCACACTGATGTTGTTGGCCGTGCGCGCTGCACCTGCCGAGGCCTTGCGGACCTCGTAGTCCTGGTAGGCCTGATTGGGCACCATGCGGCCGCTCGCGTCCGTCGAGAAAGGCTTGTTGGGGTTGGGAATGGCCCGGTTCGCGTTGGCGGGGTCGTAAGGGTTGACGCCCACGCCTTCGACAAACTCCAGCTTGTCGCGCGGCACCAAGTCGCCGTAATTGCGCGACTGCGCGAACTTCGCAAGCGAGCCGGGGGTGAATGCCTTGGGGTCGATCTTGTCAACCGGAACCTCCTTCTGCAATGCCTGCATGATCTGCATGCCCTTGCCCGGGTTCACGCTCATCATTGCCTGTGCATAGCCCGGCATATCGAAGCCCGCCGGCGTGCCTGGTCGCCCCGCGCTCGGCAAGATGCCGGACGCGGCATCCCCCGCAAGCGGCGCAAGGCCCTCGACGGCCGGCCGGAAAAACTGCCCAGCCAGGGCGTCCTCGCGGTCTTTTTGCCCCCATTCTTGGCGCTGACGCCCGCGCTGCTCGCCTGCCCATTGGGCGTCCGCCTTGTGCTGCTCGGCCTGGTCCATGGAGCTCAGCAGACCCAGCAGGCCACCAAGCCCCTGAGAACGAGGCGCCTGTCCCAGGGCCAAGAGGCCCAGACCCATGCGCATCTCGGGGTTATTGAAGTCAAGTAGTCCTGCCATGTCTTACGCTCCTGCGCCTCGATAAGCTTCACCCGACTGCACAAGCCGCTCCCATTCCTCTTGCGCGAGTTGTTCGGGAGTCTTGGTGGCCGCTGGCGCCTGTTGTTGTGGTGGTGGCGCTAGAGCACCGTTGGTGTGCGGGTTCATCGCGGACATGTTCAGCAGCCCGTACGAGCCTTGTGCCGGTCCCTGGAACACATTTTGTTGACCGCTATCGAGCAAGCCGCGCGGTGCGTTTTGCTGCATTCCTTGAGGCATTGGATTGCCCTGGCCCTGCATCGCGTTCCGTGATTGCATGGCTTCTACTTGCGAGTTCCGTGGACCGCGCTGGTAGTTGTAATTCATCATGCCGTTGGCGAAATCCATCAGCCCAGGCTGAACCTGGTTGCGGTACTGGTCCAGGTCAGAAAACAGGTTCTGGTAACCCTGTTGCTGCAACGGGTTGAACTGGTTTTGCTGGTAGTACCGTTCAAGGTCTTGCAGCGTATTGATCGAGTTGGTCAGGGGCTTGGCCGCTGGTCCCCATGGGTCTTTGGATGCGGTTTGTTGACCGCCGCCGCCACTGTCAGACATGAGCCCCCCTACTACGGCTCCGGCGATGGGTGCGAGTGCTGCTGGCATGCTTAAAGCTCCTTGTCTGCTGTGACGCTGCGAATTCGGTAATCAGGGCAGCGACGTGCACACCCTGGACGGCCCGAGAAATAGGACCGGACGCACCCGATGGACTTGGCCCAGGCGTTGGCTTCATCGATCAGTTCAGGTTCGTAAACACCGGCGCTGAACTTGAGATCGATGGCAAGGCCGTGTTTGGTTCTGACGACTTGAGAAATCAGCCAGTAGTCGTTTTGTCGCCAGAGCTGGGCCTTGTCCTCTTTGCACATGGCGATCCAGTCATCGACGTGTTGATCGTCCGAGTAGTCGAACGCGGGCCGCAACGCATCCGCCGCCTCTGCTGGAATGGTTGACGGTGTGTAGTGCATTACAGGAACGAGCCCAGGTCCTGATTACCGTAGCCATTGCCAGTGCCCCAGCCCTGCGCGTTTGCGCCGCCTGCGGCATTGGGCGAGCCGCCCCACATCGACCCCAGACGACTGCCCAACTGCGCGCCACCAAGAGCGCCCATTACCGGGTTGCTTTGCTGGCTGGCTGATCCGGTGGTAGTGCCGTATCCCTGCCCAATGCTGTTGTATTGGTTGGCGAAGTTTGATGCGTAGTTGAGTGGGGTGTTTTGGATACTCGTTCCCGCGTTGATGCCAGCCTGGTTGTTCGCCATGCCCTGGTTCCACACCCCCAAGCCCAGATTGGCCCCCGCAAGCTGGTTGCTGACATTGTTCTGCGCAATGTTTGCGTCAAGCCCCGCAAACCCCAGATCGTTCTGCCGCAGGCCCAGGTCATACTGGTTGTTGGTGCCTTGAAACCCCAGCGCGAGGTTCCCCAAACCCAGGCCAAATTGATTGGCTGTTTGTTGCTTCGCATTGTCCAACCCGCCCAAGCCCAGGCTGTAGCCCTGGTCCTGACCTCGTTGCGCTGTCGCGTTGCTCATTGATGCAACGTCGCGCGTTGTCTGGTTGTTGAGCCCCGTGATGCCCAGCTGATTTTGCAGGCCTGCATAACCGAGTTGGCTGCTCAGGTCTTGGCCTCGCTGCGCAGTCTGATTGCTCAGGCCCGCGATGTTGAAATTGTTGTCCGCGCCGTACTTCGCACCGGCCAGCGACTGGTCCGCAGAATATCGCGCCGAATCTGCCGCCATCTGCGCGGCTTGCAGTTGTGACGCGCGGTTCTGGCTGGCTTGATAGTCCGTGTTGTACATGTTCGCAAGGTTGCCTTGCAGCGAATCAGCGGCGCCGGAAATAGCCGCCCCCTCTGCAACGCCTTGCCGCGACCCACCGAAACCGCCGCTCATCACAGAGTTGCTGCGGATGCCCTGCAAACCCTGCTGTAGCGCTGTGTTGGACCTGCGGCCAATGTCATCGGCCATCCCCTGCAGATATGGATTGGTTGCCATTTTTTCCTTTCGTTGGGTCTTACGCGACCTTGATCCATGCACCCGCGCGGCGCAGGTACAAACCGTCGCCAGTGCCGGGATTCCACGGTGCTTTTGCTTCGTACAAATCCCCGTCCTGCACCTTTGCGGGCGCTACCGTCGTAGGGGTCAGTCGGATGTAGGGCTCTGCTCGCTCTGCGGCTTGTTTGATCGCCAAAAACTCAGAGCGCAGGAACGCGGCAAGCTGTGCAGGGTCGTCGGGCACATAGCCGGGTTGGTAGGTTTTCAAAAGCGCCCCTGCTTTGCGATGTCGAGGTCGTAGCTGCGCAGGCTGATGAGCTGCGGCCCGTCGCCCTCGATGCGGTACGACAAGTACCGGCCAGAAGGCGAGAACGCAGTTGCCCAGTTGCTCAGCCCTGCCGCGTAGCTCGCTGTGGATCCGTAGGTCGGTGTCCCGTTTGCGGTCATCGCAGCGCCGTGCGTGATGCGTATTTCTGTGCCGTCGATCGCATCGATTTGCGGGCGGCTCGCACGGATCAGCTTCACGCCGTCCGTGTCGTCAAAATTCAGGCCAACCTTTTCCAGCCGCCATGAAATCGCCGCGCCAAAGTCGGTGGCACCTGTTTCTGCAAGCGCAATGCGCGGGGTGTTGGTCCCCAGAACGAGCCGCGACTCGTTAGCGCTGAACTCGTTCTCGGCCCATGCCGACACATCCAACTCCCACGCATCAGAATCGGATGCCCAGCTTTCAGACTGGGATACAGAGATCAGCCCAGTGGTAGCGCAAGTCACGCCAGACACAGACCGCACACCCCAGGTGTCGGCTTCCCAGTTCCACGCGGCCACGGTGTCGCAGGCGCTTTGCCCGGTGGATGGGAACACCACCCAGACTTCGGACTTTTTGGGGTTGAGGCACAGAAAAGAACGGCGGGCGTTCGCGCTGTCCATCATCGAGAAAATCCAGTTTCGGATTCGCCCCTCTGCGATGCTTTGGGCTTCACCGCCGCTGTGGATCTTCACATCACCGTTGGTCAGAAAGACATGCCCCTTGGGCGTGTTGACAACGCAGCCGCGCGCCAAAAGCCCGTCATTGCCAGGCAGGCGCGAGAACCGGAAAACGTCATTCCCGCCGATGTACTGCATCGCATAGCGGGCGTCTTGTTTGTAGATGATGTTGACGTCACCCAGGGGCAGGCAATCCACCATCACACCGCTCGTTTCCGCCAGGTCAACATCACCCGCGTCGTTCGTGGCTGATGCGACAAACGTCGTCGGGATGGCCCCCGGCTCTGCTGCATTGCTCCAGCCCACACCGTGGGACCTCTTTGCGCTGCCCCAAGTGATGCCCAGACACACCAGATAGTTCTTGAATGGCCGGACTACATCGGCCTTCCAGCCCGCAGTCCAGCCGGTCAGCGTGGTGAGGTTGGTCAGTACATCGCCGTTCCAGTACGCGGGAGAATCCACGCCGTTGTTAAGCACCAGCACGCCGTTCAGCACACCGCCGGTCCAGCGGTCGTCAATTGCGCCAGTGGGGGCCGTGCCGGTAATGTCGGTGCGGGTCACACCGTCGTCTACAAACACCGCACCCGTGCCCGCCTGCACCAAAAATCGACCTGCAGAGGTTTCGTAGGTTTGCAGCGCGTAGGGAATCACCGTGGGCGTCGTGTACGCAGCTTGCAGGCCTTTGAACTTCTCGGCAAAGTCATTGCGGAACCGCATGTTCAGGACGTCGGACCACTGACCCGGCTCCAGCTCACTCGGCAGTAAATCGAAGTTCGCACCACTCCCGCAGCGCTTCACGGGCACTATCGGCATGGGACAGCCTCAGGCGTAAAAAAACCGGCGTGGGCCGGTTGGTTTTGGTAGATGCAGCGCAGGGCGGCTCTCACAGATCAATCCCTCGCGCCTCAACAAACAGCGCATCCAGGGCCGGGCCGTCCAGTCCCAATCCCTCTGCTGCGGAATTCAGGAACGGGCTGCTGCGCTGCCACTCCAGCGTGTCGTGCAATGCCACCTCCGCAAGCGCGCGCGTGGTGTCGTCGGCGATGGCTTCGACATAGGCGAGCACGCCGGGCCAGTAGCCCGCAAGGATCAGCGCGGCCTTGCCCTGCGCGCGAGTGATTGATTGCGGAACGGGGTCCGGAACAGACGCGGGCGGAACGATTCCGCCGCCCACGACAAGCCACCCCACTTCGACGTCATCGCCGCACTCGATAAAAAGCGCGGCGTATTCGGGCGGGTAAATTGTTTCGGGCGGAACGCGCAGGACTTGCACCACTGCGCCGTTTTGGATATATGCGTATTTCATTGCGTGGGCCTTTAGTAGTAGATGCGGATGACTGCTGCACCTACCGTGGCGCCTGACCCACCGCCGCCGAATCCGGGCAACGAGCTGCCCCCCGCAGCAGCGCCGCCGCCGAGTCCCGCAATACCGCTGCTTGCCGCACCCCCTGCGCCGAACCCCGACAGCCCAGCAATCCCTGTCCCCAGCCCCATGCCCGCACCGGCACCCGGCCCACCGTTGGCGCCGTTTTGATTTGTGAGAGTGCCGGAGTAGCCCGGTAGGCCCGTGAGGCCCCGCAAAAGTGGGTCAACGCTGTCCAGCGGTAGCCCCGCCCCGCCTGCTGTCGCTGTGCCAGGGCCACCCACCCCGCCGCCCGTGCCAACATTCGGGCCACCTTGACCACCCCACCCCGCCCCGCCAGTTGTTGCGTATGTGTTGGTAACGCCAGCGCCGAGTGGAGAACCGCTGCTAGACCCACCGCGCGCGCCGGAAAATGACGCACCGGCACCGCCAGCGTAGGCGCCGCCGTTTAGCACGCTGGCATGTTTTGTAGCGGTCCCGCCCGCACCGCCAGAGCCCGCCGTTCCGGGGTTGGCGACAAGCAAATCCACAGCCGAGATGGTGACTGTTGCAACCCCTGCGGCGATGGTAAGCGTCACGCTTTGCCCAGGCGTCACAGCTATGTCCCCATACGCGCAACCACCGCCAGCACCGCCCAATGTCGATCCGTTACCAGCGGCACCTGCGCCAAAGGCATAGGGCCGGATCACAAAGGTGTCAGCAGGGACTACAAATGTCGCGGACGCGGTGTATTGAGCAACGACGTAGTTGCGCGGGCCGGTGGCCACATTGCCTGTCCCAACAATCGTTTGGCCGTTGATTGTTTTGAGGCCAGTCCATCCCGCCACCGTCCCATCCGTGGTCACGACCTTCCCCGCATTGCCAGCCTGGGCAGGAAGCGCGGCAGCGAACGCCAGGGCGTCCGCATAGTCCTTGCGCACAGCCTCTGTGGACCCTGATCCAGTCGCGGGCAGGGTAACGGTGCCGGTAAATGTTGGTGATGCCTTGGGGGCCAGCAAAGCGTCCGCGTTGCTTCTGGCGAGTGCTTCAGCGGTGTCTGCGTTCGCCCGTGTTAGCGCTTCTGCGCTATCCGCATTGGCTCGGGCAAGGGCCTCAGCGTCAAGCTGCGCCTGAATGGGGCTAGTCACCCCGTCCACAAAATTGAGCTCTGTGTGCGTCGGCGTGACAGGCCCGGCCACGTTCGGGAATGTTGCCTTGACCGTGCTTTTCAGCAGGCGCAGATGGGCTGCGCCTTGGCTCTTTGGATCGCTGTCGAGGGGGTTTGTGACCACCAGGCCATTGATGTAGGTTGGGGTTTCGAGGCCCATCAGTGGCTCCTTATTTTCATTTGCAGACGCGAGCCACTCAGCCGCGCGGACTGCTCTTGACTGACCAGAGATGCCACAGCGCTGGCGTAGTTGCCAGCCTCCCGCGCCGCAGATTGGTCATCAACGGCCCACCGGTAGACCTCCACAAGGAGGGACGCAAGGTATATGGCGGGTGTGTTGGTGGTCAGCCAGTTCTCGTCAGAGTCCGCGACTGGAGTTGCCAGCCGGGCGTAATAGGTCACGTCGACTGGGAACGATTGGTCTTGGGAAAGCACCAGCGTCGATCCGTCCCAACTGAAGGCGCGGCACTCGCGTGGCATCTGCTCCATGACATGGAAAGTCAGCGGACGGTCTGGGCTTTCGTGTTCGGCAACTTTGATCGCCTCAAGAAACCCATCAGGACGTGTGCCGTCTGCAAGCGCGGCGAACTGACGCATGGCGGCGCATCGCACCATGGGGGCGTTGGTTTCGCCGTAGTAAATGCGCTGTTCGGCGAGTGCAAGAAACGTAGGGAACATCGCGGCCAGGTCGTCGCGGTGTGCGTATGCCGATACAGCGGCTTTGAGTTCACCCCAGTTCATTTGCCAACGTCCATCGTGTTGATGCGAAAGTACGCGAGCGCTGGGTCGCGCAGCATCTTGCGTACGTGCTCTGGGTTGCGCATCCACTCAGCAAAGGTGATCCCGTTGTCGTTGATGTACTGCTCAACAATGGGGGCGGGGAACTCGGCCAGTTTTGGCATGTCTTTGGAGCCTGTGAACCCCTGTTTCTGCATCGCCTTGCAGTGGTCGGCGACCGCGTGAAGGTCGGCCATGTCTACATAGAGCAGGTCACGCACCCCGCCTTCGACCTCAATCATTTCTCTGCGCATCGTGTGACCCAAAGAAAAAGGGCCTGGTGTTACCCAGGCCCTTTTGGTGGTGAAGAGGCTGCTGTTTACGCGCCGGTGGCAGTCAGGTCGCGGATAGCACCCAGCGTGCTTTCCTGGCCCACCACAAGGGTGACTTCGGTCAACATCTGCCACTGGCGCGAATCACCAACGATTGCCAGCTCTTGGGTCTGCATGGGGCGCAGTTGGCCCAGCTTCACCTTGTCGTAGTCGAGCAGGTAGGCGGTGTTGATCAGCCCAGCGCCCGCACCGGTCATCACCCGGTTGGGCACCACCTTGGTTTCGCCGAAGTCGTGACCGTAGATCGTGAACGCCGTTTGCAGCTTCGCAGTCATCTCGGACTTGTTCGCCACTTCGTTCGTGCGCTGGACATTACCGGTGAAGCTCGACACCTTGACCTTGTGCTGCGGGCTCACCATCAACACGGACGCATCGCCGCCGTTTTCGTACACAGTACGAATCACGGTTTGAAGCAGCGGCTCGGTGAGTGCGCGCAGCGTGCCCAACGCCGGGGCCGTGTTGGTGATCGGGTTGGGCGCCGTGCCGGTGTTCACAGAGTTCACCGTTGCGATCCAGCCGTACAAACCGCGCATCTGCCCCGCCACTCCGGAGGTCCCCGTTACAGCGGTTCCGTTGGCAATCGCAGCGGCTTCAATGTCCTTCTTCAGCTCCACGGCCTTTTTTGTCTTCAGGCGGGCAATTTCGGACTTGCGACCGTACTTCTTCACGCGCTCGGCAGTGTTCGACACCGAGATGGTGTCTTGCACGATCTGCGTGCGGTTGCCGTAGGTCAGTGGCTGGGTCTGGGCGGCAAACGTGGCATCAGCGCCTTCAATGGCCGCGTTGGCAGCATTGGGGGTGCGGTAGGTGTCTGCGGTCCACTCGTGGAACACAGCGTCCACGCCTGTGCGCTCAATCGACGACACCAGGGGGGTGTCGGTTGGGCGGAAGTTGTAGATTTTGTCCTCGACGTCCTCGGCCAGGCGAACGATGGGGGTCGAAGTGAGAAGGGTATTTGCGGGCATTTTGTGTCCTTAGAAGCCGCTGGAGCCAAGAAGACCAGCCAAAGCGTTCATGTCGCTTGGATTGCGGCTGAGTCGTTCCCTGGCGCGTGTAGCGACAGAATCCGTTTTGGTTGACCCCGATGCGCCTGGCCGGATCGGCTTGGGCAGGGGGGCCGGTGTTTGTTTTGCACGAACAGCAATCATCTGGTCGTACAAGGCAGCTTTGCGGGCCAAAACCACGGCGCGGTGGTCTGCTATCGACCCGATTTCCTCGGGGCGGTATCCAGCCTTTTGCAGTGTTTCGGCGATCAGCTTTTGCTCTGCCTGTTGCGCTTTACTGTCCCGCCACTCCGGAATGGCCGAACTCAGACGCTCACGCTCTGATTGAAGGTTCTGGGCGTGGCGCTGGGACTGCAGAGCGTCTTGCTGCTGTGCGAGTCCTTGACGCTCGGCCATCGCCTGGTGCAGCAGTTGCGCGCGCTGGTTGTATTGCGCGGTTTGCCGCAGAAATTCATGCGGGTTGTCGTCGATCAATCGCGGATCGGGCTGGCTTCCTACTAGCTCGCGCTGCAGTGATTGCATCATCACGTCCAGCGAGTTGGCACGCTGTTGGTGCTCCCGCTGCACTTGCTCAATCGCTTGATCTGCTGCGCGTTGCTGCTCGGCTACCTTGGCCGTTTTCTGCCGATAGTCGGCGTCCTTCATGTACCCGGCTTTTAGCTCGGATTTCTTGACCTTGAATGTTTGGCCACCGGCTTCCCATTCTTCTTCAGGGTCGTCGTCTTGTGGCTTGGCGGCGGCCTGTGGCTCGTCGTCATTCAGCCCGTAATCATCACCATCATCTTGATTTGACGCGGGTTGTTGTTCTGGCTCATCAGCGTCGCCAAAGTCAATCGTCAGCTCTTCGTTGCCGCTGGATTCAAGTTCGTCGCCCATGCTCATTCCTTATTAAGGTTGATGATCGTTCCGTCAGTGCACAAACCGGTGAACTGGTCGCCAGTCACCACTACGGCGCCGTATTGCAGGCGCGTATAGATTGCTGGGTGTTCCTCGAATGGCACCACCACGCGGGCCAAGATCACACCGTCAGGCACTGCGTTCAGTCGCGCGAGTGCCTGCCGCCAATCTCGGACAGCACCGCTTTTGCCTTTTGCGCCAATGTCGCTTTCGCCACCTTGCCCGTCTGGATCGCTGTGTGCAGGTGCGCTTGCACCATCTGCAATTGCCGAATGCTCAGCCACAACTTTTCGCGGGCGGCCTCGTCGCTTGCCTTGGTCTGTTTCCATAGCTCGGTGTATTCCTTTTCCAGCATCGTGAAAGCATCGGAAAGCACGGCGCTCTCCAACAGGCGGGCTGCTTCGTCCCCGCGTTGGGCTTGCTCTTGGGGCGTCATTGCTGCACCTCTCGTGCGATTTCTTCGGTCGCAGCTTGTGTCGCCGGATCAATCAGCTTGTTCTTGCTGGATACCTGCGCCACCTGAATCTTTGTGGCGGCATCCAACTCAGCCTTCCAGCGCTGGAACTCCATTTCACGGGCGCGCCGCTGGTCGTCCAGATCCATTTGGTACTGCCGCAATTGGCCTTCCATCTGCATCTTCATTTGCTGCTGCTCAGCCTCTGCGCGCTGCCGGACAATGTCGGTCTGCTGCTGCATCTGCATACGCATCGACTCGATCTCTCGGTCTTTCTCGACCTCCATCTGTTTGATCTGCGCCTGCGATTGCATCTGCATCTGCGTCTTCTGCATCTCCATTTGCATAGTCGCTTGGGCCTGCGCTTGACCTGGCGGCGGAGGAAGCTGAGGATTGCCATCTGGCCCCATCTGAGGCGTCGCAATGAACTGGTCAGGGTCGCGGTAACCCATGGCCTCAATCGTGCGTTTGGCGGTGTTGTATATGTTCATGGGGTTCGCTAGGCCCATGTTCATCAGACTGCCCTGCATCTGCGCGATGAGTTGCAGATTGCTGATCTGCTGCTGCCGCCCGAAGGTGCCGACACCGACCGAAACCGTCATGTTGTAGCGGTTCTTCCACTCGCGCGGGTCGATGTTCAGCCAGCGCCCATTGATCTTCACTTGCTGCGCGCGGTCCTGATGCTGCGTGACGTTCTTAAGCATCAGGTAGTACATGCGCTTAAAGCCGGTTTCAGCCAACACGCGGGCAATCAGGCGAATTCGCTGTGCACCTGCGGTCATCAGCGCCTGCACGCCCTGACTACCCACATTTGTCTGCGCCAGTGACTCGGCATTCATGGCCGAATTCATCTCTGTCACACCGGTTCGCGTGTCCTTGATCTGGTCGATGTACTGTGACACCTCCAGGCCCGCAGAGGCCACGAAGGGCGTCACGACTTCACGCACTGAGCCCAAGGCAGTCACCTGCATGATCCCGCCGATGCGTGGACTCAAGATTTCGTCCATGTCGATGATCTGCTTGGCGACAACCTCTTTGATCGGGTTGTTCGTCAGGTAGAGGTTGTCCAATACCTGACGGTTGATCGCGGTTTTGATGCGCATCAGGTCTTCAACCAAGTCCCAGAAGCTGATGCCGATCACCTTGTAAGGCATCAAGATCGGGGTCATCGCCCAGAATGGGTGGTCATCAACCACATCGTTTTCAAAGACGACGTTGCGCGCTTTCACCACACGGCGATATTCGGATTTTCCGTCGCCGTCGAAGTCCACCCGCAGGTACGACTCAGACAGCCACGCCTTGCGTTGCGACGCGTCGGAACTGTCGTCCCGCCATGGCTCGCTGCCGTCATAGTCGTGGCGGGCGTCAAGTTCACCACTCAGCGGTGCCTCGCCGTCCGTGGACAGCATTTCAATCTTGCCTTCGTCGTATCCCTGCTCGCGCAGATAGCTCAGCGTCACCTCGCGGCGGTGCTCAATGAAACCGCAGTCATTCAGGACGCGCGTGTCCTTCGAGATGCGTATTTCTTCGGGCGGCACACCTTCGTTACGAAACTGCTTCACCTTCTCGCTACGCCGTGCCTTGACGTCGAAGATCGGAATTTGTTGCGGCGGCTGAGTCGGTGCTGCAGGCGGCATCTCCACCATGCCAGCCTCCACCAACTCCACAACCTCAATCTCGGGGTCTTTGTGGAGTGATTCGACCTCTTGCATGGACAAGCCGGTGTAGCGCTCTTCGCGGTACTCCTGGCTGTCTTCAACGTAGCACTTGCCAAAGCCAGATCGGCAAATCAGTGCCGATTTCACCGCGTCATGAATGGTGATGAAACCATCCTCATTCTTGCGGTGAATCAGGTAGCCGATGTAGTTGGTGGCGTCCTGTGCGTTCTGTTCATCATCCTGGTCGTCCGGCTCAAAACGGATGATGTCGTCAGCCGACGTGAATGTGTCCATCAGCGACGGCATGGCCCATTCCACGGTGTCCATCAGGTCTTTGCTAACGACGCTAGAACGGCCTTCAATCTCCGATGGCGCAAGCTCTCCCTTCGCTTCCCCAGTGTAGAACTCGTAGGCTTCTTCCCGCTGCTCAGACGTCAGGTCGTCCGCGCCGATAGCTTGCTTCGACTTGCGGTCAATCAGCGTACACAGTGCGATTTCATCCATTTAGACGGTTCCGAGTTTGGGGTATTTCAATTTCTTGGCTTTAGCTGGCTGCGTGATGGCAAACCGGCGCATCATGTATGCGTAGCGGGACGCTGACAGCAAGTCGTCATCAAGCTTCACCACCTTCCCGTCCTTGCGGTGGTACATGCGGAACTCTTCAAACCAATCTGCCAGGTGGCTAAACACTTTCCAGCGCCCTGTCTGCATCCGATCCAGCATGTCAACCAGCCCAGCCTCTACGCCATTGCCGCCACTGCCTTCCGGCTCCCCATCAACAGGGGGATGTGTTGCCTTGTCGTCCAACATGGCCAAACCTTGCGCTGCGTATTGATCGCGCAGCGCTTGGCCTGATCCTTTGTCGTGCTGTAGTCCGTCATGGGGCCAAGCCCACGGCAGCCAATCGCCCCATGGCTTGAGGGTCGCCGCGAATAACAGCGGGGTCTGCTCTTTCTGCCTGTGCCCCGCTGTCACATAGATCACATCAGTGTCTCTATCCCAAGCAAGGCGGGTTGCCGCGCTAGGATGGTCCCAACCGAAATCGAGCCCGCATATCTGCGGCCAGTGCGCGGGGATTTCGAATGGCTCCACGCTGATCTGCTCGTCCGCGATGGGGAAAATCCGCCCACTGCCCAACGTCGGGATGCCCTTGGTTCTCGCCTCGCGCTCGTGCGCTGGGTAGCTGGCAATGATTGCCGCCCGCTGCTCAGGCGTGTAATGCTCTGCGTCGTCTATGGTCATGGTGGTGACGCTTGACCCAACAGGCTTATCAATCAGGAATCGCTTCACCGTCCCCGTCATGCCTTTCAACGGGGTAAACGTCATGTAAACCATGCCGCCCGTCGCATTGGTGCGAGTCAGCGCCTCGGTGTAAATGTCTTCATCAGGCTCTTCATCGAGCCAAACAATATGGAGCGTCTCGCCTTGGAATTTTTCACGGCCTTGGTCGTAGCTTTTGAACCCGATCAGGCTTTCCCCGGCCTGCACATCACCGCCGCCGCCATGAGTAACCACTACCGTGTCTATGGCGTCCGCAACGCCGCGCTTCATCGTCTTGGACTTGATGGAGTCTCTTGGGATTGCCCCAGTGCCCAATGCATTGAAACGGCCCAACAGAACGCGCTGGGCGGTATCGCGGGTTACCTCTCCAGTGACTCCAGCAGCCCACCCCATTACAGGCTTGTCGAAGACCCTTCCGTTCCACCAGCCGGGATAACGGCCAGACAAATGCATCGCAGTCTCAAACCCAGCGCTCCAGGTCTTGCCCAACTGGTTGCCCGCCATCAAAAGACGTTCGCGATCCTTTGCCCCTTTGCCGTGGAATTCCGCTTGCTTGGCGTATGCGTGATACGCATCCAGCTGATTACCCTCTTTGCGGCGCTTCTTTTCCTCAAGCAGGGCCAACAGCTCCAGCTTCTCCGCTCGCGTTAATGAGTCGGGCAAGCCGTGCATTGATCTGTTCTTCCGTCAGGTCGGTGAGCGTGGTTTTCTGGTCAATCTCCAGCTTGTCGCCGTACTCGCGCGGGTTTGACTTGGAGGCCTTCCACCGGTAGTGACTAGCAAGCTCGCGGGCTTTGGCCAATTGGAATGGGTCGGCCGCCGTCCGAAGTTCAGCCTCTGCCATTTCATCGAAAGTGCGGGCCGCTGCAATCCTGGCCTCACGCACGCGCGCGGAACGTTCCGGTTCGCTGGCAATCCAGCGGCTCAGAGTTGCAATACCAATGCCCAAGCTTTCAGCAATTGAGCGCTGCGACTCGCCAGAGCACAGCCGGTCGCACAGATCATCAACCCCTAGCGCGTCGATGGCGTCTGCTGCTGTAGACATGGCCGTCAATCTTCAAACGGAAGTCGGTCCAGGCCACGCTGATACTTTTCACGAACTATGTTGCCAGTTGACCAAGGCCGGGGGCTGCCATCAAGCAATTCGGCGTACCAAAGCGCATCACCAGACAGGGGCTTTTGGCGCACACCTTGCCCCCAGGCTGTAATCAGGCCTTTCTTTGCCCTTGTGTACGCCGCGATGCTTTTGGAGCCGCATCTGTCTGATAGGCCGAATGGGTTTTCAATGATGTTCATGGCTCGGGTCCTATTCGGATTTTCCGAAGTGATTGAAGTAAGCGCCCATCCCCACAGGGCTTGAACTGGCCCTGCTGGCTGCTGCCCACGCTTCCCAGCACCGAGCTTGCGGAGGAGACCCTTGATCCCGGATAAGCCCAGCGCTGGTTGCCAGTGGTCAGGAGGGTGAGAGACTGAGGCAGGGCAAATGCCCTGCGGTTATCAAGATGGAAACGCTGCGATCCGCGCCCCAAGGATCTCGGAGTACTGCCACATGACCTCACACTGCTCGCGCAAACGATCTTGTTCAGCCTGGTCAAGCTTCAAGAAGATTTCGTTGGCCCCAATGAATTGACTCAGTGCATAAGCCTTCTTGTCCAACTCGGCTTTCTCATCCACTACGCGCTGCTGGTGGGGTTGCATGTCGGTCCTTTCGGAGGGTGCGATAGGTTGCTCAGCGCAGGACGATCCAGGGCGGTGAAAACTGTGTCTGGCGGGGCCTGGCTGAGCGAACGGGTCAGGTGGCGGCCAGGTACTCCCAACCCTGCGCGGTTCGTTGCGCTTGACCACCCGGAAACGAAAAAGCCCGCATGGCGTGAACCGTGCGGGCTTGGCGTCAGCTTCTGGTTTAGTCACCGCACCCGGCGCAAACCGGGTCGTCCTAATGCCATTGCTAACGAATGCGCGCACGTTATCACAAATATTCGTGCGCAACAAGGGGTTTATTCACAGCCTGTTCTCGAGCATCGTTCGCCCTGAATCCACCAGATCGGCCAGCCCTTGCTTACTCACCGCCAGCGTGCGAGCCATTGCCAACGGGTTGCCCGCGTGCACATAGCTCCAGCGGATCGCGGCCCGATGCTTCTCTGGTAGCTGTGAGACTGCCTTTTCCACCAGCACCGCGTCTAAGGTGTTGAGCTGCACGCCGATGTGTGGCGATGCCTCCCATTGCTTTGATGTGCGCGAGTTCCTCCACATGGGGTGTGTCTGCCAGCCATGAGGCCGAACACTGACCCACCTTTTCCAATTCTCCAGCCGCGCATGAATAGCCTCATGCTGCGGTGCCACATGTGAGTAATCGACGGTTTCTTGTACGCGCATCAGCATGTATCCCTTTCAGTTCCAAATCGTTTGCAGGGCTGGGCGCTTGCGGATGGCCCGCGCCACGGCGTTTTCGGGTGCTGGCACCGGTACGGCCTGTCGCTGCTTTGGCACTAGCCGCTCGCGCCATGTGGGCTTGACGGTGTAGGCAGGCGCCTTGCTGGTGTGATCGATGGCTACCAAGCCACGGAATGCGCAGCGGCGCAGGTACTGGCGTGCGGTGTCGTACTCAATACCGGTGGCGTCTGAGACTTGGCGGGCGGTGGATTGGCCGCGTGCTTCCAAGTGGGTGAGGATGGCGATGGTGTGGGCGCCCAGGTTGTTGCGTGTGTTCATGCTTTCAGCGCCTTGGCTTTGGCCCGGTACTCGTTTTTTATGGCGATCAGCTCGTCTCGCGTCCATTTGTGCGGGGTGTTGCTGGCCTCCAGTGCGTCAAACCGCTCCTGCCCGATGCGGGCGATGGCCCCCGCCTTGATCTGGTGAGGCTTGGCGCCGTGGGGGCCGTTACACCCCTCGCATTCGCCCAAGCAGTTGTCTTCGTTGAACCGCAGATGCCCTGCGGCTCCACGGCTGCGGACGTGTCCTGCGTGTTGCACCTGGCCTGGCCTATCGGTGAATGGCCGCCCGCACACGAAACAGCCCTTGTCCTTGTCCCTCGCGCGTATGAAAGCGTTGAAAGCAACCTGGGCGTCTGCGATCAGTTGGGGGGTAGTCTTGATGGCTTCCTTGCGCCTGCGCGTCTCCGCCCGATCGCTGGCCTTTTCTTGGCGTACCTTCTTCATGGCGCAGGCCGGGCGGCATACCACCTGACCCATGCGTACCGGGGTGTAGAGGGTTTCGCAGACGGAGCAGTTGCGGGGCTTTGGGAGGGTGTTCATCAGCCGCCCCACCCTTCCGGCGCACGGAAATTCACCCCGCGCTCAGCGCCGAAGGCCTCCATCAGTTCCTGCAGCTCGCACATCTCGGCCTTGGTCATCTTGGATGTGGACTGGCCGCAGACGACAAAACCGCCATCGAGGCCCGGCACGACTTTCGTGCGCTTGAGGCTTGCGGAAAAGACGTCTTTCCACTCGTCGGACGTCAGCTTGTGGCCGTACCACTCGACCTGGGCGGCGATATCGGCCAGCATTGCCCACAGCCTGCGGTTCTGCGCATCGCTGCGCTTCTCGGGCCGGATTTCGAGCGTCAGGCGCGTGTCGGATGCCATCAGCCAGCCCTTGGCATGCATCCATGCTGTCTGGATGGCCTGGTGCGCCTGCTGGGCGTTGTAGAGGCTCAGGGTGATGCGGTCAGCCATGGCGAACCCAATCCAGATACGCGGCGGATGGTGTGAATCCAAGCCCGACGTGGTGGTTTCTGATGCCCCTGATGCCGCAGTGCCAGACGCCCGCGATCTTGATGATTCTGGGTTTCACGCTGTCACATCCCAGTCTTGCGCGGTGCGCTTGATGACTTCGACAGCCACTGCGCGCGCGCAGTGACCACATCTTGATTCGCCTCGGTGTGCTTTTGGCATGTGTGCTGGGGTGGGAATGTTGTCCACGGTGTGCGCAGCGGGGCGCATTGCCCGAAGCCGTGCCGCGCCATGGGTAATTGCTTGCCCGTGCTGTCCCGCAGGAGCCAGTGAGTGCAGGTGGAGCAGGTCATGCATGGGCCGTTTCCACCCTGGCGAGTTGGCGGGCCTGCATCGTTGGGCGCACCCGGTCGGCTGCAGCGTGGCATTCGTCGGCTGTACCGAACACAATCGGCACATAGTCCATGCGGCGATCACTTACCAAAGCCCTGGCGTTTTCTTGCAGCATCTCCTGAGTGGTTTCGATGTGCAGCGCGCACTGGCTTTGACTCCAGAGCAGGACGTGGGATTGATTGGTCATGGTGTTTTCTTAGAAGTTGGCGCCGCGCCCGGTGCTAGCGGCTGCTTTGTGGGTTGGCAGTTGTCCGAACCAATCGCCGATCTGCTGGTACTTGCCGACGAACTCCAGCGGCACGACGCCTTGCGGGCCGTTGCGGTGGGCGACGATCTCAAGCTCGGAGTAGCCTTGGAATTCCTGGGTGCGCTTGCTCAGCGGGTGCGCCCAGTCGGTGAACAGCACGGCGATCTGGTCGGCTGCGGCCTCGATGGCGCCGGAGTCGCGCAGGTGGGTCATCGTTGGCCGTCCGTAGTGCTCGTCGGCCTTGCGGCTCATTTGGCTCAGCAACACCACGGCGATGTCCAGATCCATCGCCATAGCCTTGATGCCGTTGACGATGATGTCGAGCTCGCGGTTGCGGTTTTCTTCCCCTGCGCCGGACATCAGCTGCAAGAAGTCGATGAACAGCACGTCTAGGCCGTGTGCCCGGCGCACCTGCAGCGTCTTGCGGCGAATATCCATCAGGGACAACGCGCACTGGTCATCGTGGATCAGGTGGAGCTCGCCCAGCTTGCGGGCGGCCTCTGTGACCGCATCCCACATGTCGTGGTCTTCTGCCTTCGCTGCCAGGATGCGGGCCAGGTCGAACGGGCCGCTGGCGGCTGTATGCCGGTGCATCAGCTGATTGATCGGCATTTCCTGGCTCAGGAACAGCACGTTGTAGGCCCGCGCCATGTTCCTGGCCATGGTCAGGGAGATAGCGGTTTTGCCGTGCTTTGGACGGGCTCCAAGAACGAACACCTCGCCCTTGCGCAGCCCGCCGTTCAGGATCGAATCAAGCCCGCCAATGCCGGTGGGGATTGCTGGGTTCTTTCCTTCGCTCATGTCCTGCAGAAGTTGCAGGTAGTTCGCCAGCGACTCGTTGATGTGCTGCGGGTCGCGCTTTGCCTTCACTGTCGCCAGCTTGGCGAGCATCATTTGGGCCTTGTCGATCTGCTCTGCCGAATGGTGGCCGGGGGTCATGGCCAGGTCGGCAATCTCTGAACCGGCATCCATCAGTTGGCGAAGGCGGAACGTGTCCATCACCACGCCAGCGTGGCGGCGGATGCTGGCAGAGCTTGGAACGTACTGCGCAATCTCGTTGAGCTCGTACATTTCGATTTCGTGCCCGGCCTGCTTCATCTCGGTGAAGACCGAAACGATGTCGGTTGGCTGGCCCGCCACAGCAAGCGACTGGATGGCCCGGAAAACGTTCGCGTGGATTTCGCTGTGGAACGCTTCGGCCTTCAGTTCCGGCACGCGGTTGATGGCTTCGCTGTCCAGCAGCAGGCCACCCAGCAGGCCTGCTTCGGACTCCAGGCTGGCGGGAATGGATCGGGTTTCACGCATGGATTGCCTCGCGCTGTTCGTGGTGGTATTTGCCCGAAAGCACTTTTTCGAAGTTGGCGGCGGTCACTAGCCATCCCAGGTCGCAGGCTTGGAACTTGCCGCTGCGGCCCGACAGAAAATCGCTCTCGGCCACGTAGTCGAAGTAGCGTGCAAACCAAGCCTTGCCCTCAGCTGCGGTCAGGGCCAAGCGCTCGCCCTGGCGGTCGCCCCGTTCGTGCTTCGCGGTCATCACCCAGCGCCACCGGGCCTTCATCGACTTGCCGTTGGCACCCTTCGCGAACAAAGACCGACGAACAGTCGCCAAAGCTGGTAACGCGGTTTCGTAGCAGTCGATCAGTTCGACAAACGGGCAAGGTGGCACACCGTCATCAGGTTCTGCGTCGTCGGTTGGCTGCGCAGAAGCCGACAAAGAAGCTTTAGCTTCTTCTCTATGGTCCTGTTCTTGGTCCTGTTCTTGTTCTTGGCTTCCAAGGGGCTTTGGAGGGGCTTTGGAGGGGCTTGTGTTTTGTGGCTCAACTGGAAGGTGGAACGCTACAGAATAGATAGCTGCAAACGCAGACTTCAATTGCGCTGGCCCTATGTTCGACCACTCACGTTCGACACCCTTCACGCGGTTGTCTCCAGCCTTCAATGACTCGGCGACTTGGTACGCAGCCATGCGGTGGACAAAAACAGTCTCCGAAGCCTCGTCGTAGGTGCAATACCGGGCTTCGATGAGGCTTTGAAGGGCCTTCGAAGCCCCTTCCATGCCCAATCCGGTTTCGTGCGCCATGTACAAAACAGGGCAGTGGAAGACGCCGATCATGTTGGCGTGTGGGCATGTCATCAGATACAGCGCCAGGACCTGCGCAGGCGCATTGCCGCGTAGTGCCTTGCCTGTTTCCCCAATCCAGAACTTGGGGGATACAACGCCGTAGTCGCGCATCAGTGCCCCGCTTCCCAGGCCGCGAACTTGGCGCCGTGGCGGGCCAGGGTCTGAGCCTTCATTTCTTCCATGTGCTTGCGGGCGCTGTCGCGGTCGCCTACGGCCATAGCGATCTGCAACTCAACGCCTGCGAGCTGTGCAGACAAGTCGCGGCGCTTGTCGATCAACTGGGCGAGTTCGGTGTCGGTAGTCATCGCACCCCCGTCCGGCTGATAGACAGCGTCTTCGCCCGGCTTGCGGCGCTTTGAGCGGGCGATTCGATCGTGATAGCGCCCTTGGTCTTGCGCTCCAGGCTCACCGTGCGGCGACCGTTGGCGTCAAGCAGCAGGTGGACATTGCCCGACTGGGGGGCCTTGCTGGTGTTTGTCTTGCGGGGGGCCTTGATGGGGGCGTCAATGCCCCGTGGCCGGGCGGCAGAAAAGGCGTTCATTCCGTGGCCCCTCCCGCTGCGTCCGTGAGATACGCATTGCCGCGCAGCATCCGGTGGCGCACCATCGTTTTATGGGCTTCCAACTTCACATGCCGATGCAGGACTTCCACCACGTAGGTGTTGCGGTCGATTCCGTCCGCATGTGCCAGGGCATCAAGGGCCTGTGCCAGATCAGCGGGGGCAAGGCCGCGCAGCTCTACCTTGTCGGGGTTTGCCATTTATGCGGCTCCGGTGGGGTTGATGGCGAGCGCGTAAGCCTCCATCCACACGTCTGCGTGGTATGCCTTCACGGTGCCGTAATTCGCATCAAACACATCAGCCGATGGGATGCCCATTTCTACGCTGGTGCTCTTGAGCAGGCGCCAGTTGAAAGAAGTGCCGTGGTAGAGCATTTCCATGCGCTTGACGGTTGCGTACTCTTTGGACTGATCGAGTTGGATTTCCAGCTTTGCGGCCTTTTTGGTGGCCTGACTGGCGGTGTTCATGGCCGTTGCCTCGCGGCGGGTTCCGATCTCTGCCTTGGTGGCCTCGGCGTGGACGCGGGCCTCGTACTCCAAGGCCCAAGCGCGGGCGGCTTCGGCAGGGCTGGAGAAATTGGGGATGGCCGGGGCGTTGCGCTGCTCCAACTCCGTCATGCGGTCGAACACCTTGGCCTGCAGGTCGTAGCTGTAGCTCATGGCCATCAGGCAGGCTTCGCGCTTGGGAAATCGGTAGCAGGGGTAGGTCTGGCCGTTTTGAGGGTTGATGTAGGTGTCCCGAAACCTTGGGACACCCCCCTCGCCCAGCACTTTTGGCACTTTTGCCATGAAGTGGTCGTGCCGCAGTTCGGCTTCACCTTCGCTGCGCTGGCTGTTGATGTAGTCCACCATTTCCAGGCTGGTCATAGTGACCGCCGCAGTGGGGGCAATGGCAATGGCTGTCATTTACGCGGCCTCCTGCTGCTTGGCCTTGCGGGACACCTTGCGATGAAGGGTCTGCAGGGCGCGGTAGTTGCGAGACATAACGTCCTCAACCTCTCCGCGCTCGATCTTGGATATCGTTGGCTGAGGGATTCCAGTCTCTGCAGCAACTTCTGCCTGGGTCATCCCAGTCGCACGGATCGCAGCCAAAAAGTCTTTCGCTTCCATCGATTTATTCCTTTGCGACTATTCTACAAGAGCGCTTGAGAATATGCAAGAAGGATTAAATGGGTGGATGGACACCCTCGGAAAACGACTCAAGCACGCTCGCCTGGAGCGCGGTCTCACTCAGATGCAGCTCGCGCACGAGTCCGGCGTGAAGCAATCGGACATTTCCAAACTAGAGCGTGGCGATTCCAGTGCGACTACCGGCCTGGTAAGGCTGGCGAAGGCTTTGGGATGTTCTGCGGAGTGGCTAGATACAGGCGCGGGGTCGATATGGGGCGGGGAGCCCATTCAGACAATCGACCTTGAAGACAACGCAGACTTCCCGTCCATCCGGCGCGTGAAGTTCAAGCTGTCAGCCGGGGCTACAGGCTTCGCGGTGGACTATCAAGATCAGGACGGCGCGCCCATCGTTTTCCGTCGTGCTTGGTTGGCGTCCAAGGGTTTGCATGCTGAAAAACTTTTTGCAGTGGCGGTTTCCAATGGCAGCATGGAGCCTGGCCTGTATGACGGCGACACAGTCGTGGTTAACACCGGCGCCGCGCAGCCCAAGGATGGCGTGGTTTTCGCTGTCAACTATGAGGGCGAAATGGTGATCAAGCGCCTGGTTCGGGATGCGGGGCAATGGTGGCTGTGCTCAGACAACCTTGACGCCAGGCGCTACCCGCGAAAGCTCTGCGATGAGCACTGCGTGCTTATTGGTGAGGTGGTGCATAAACAGAGTGAACGAATCTAAGGAGACTCCCATGAAGACGGTTTTGTATTTCGTCGCACTTGCTGCGGTACTTCCTGTCGGGGCACTGGCCCAACAAGAGCCAGCGCAGCCGTATCAGATCGGGGATTGCTATCGGGCAATGTGGTCAGACCCGCGCGCCGAGCCAGTCGCATCTCGTATTGGCGTTGGGCAGACACCAATCCCGCTGGCCCTAAGGACTTCGAAGGCGAAAGCCAATGCCAAGGAAAAGGCTGCGCTTGAATTTGTCTCTGGCAGTCTGCAAGCCTGCCAGGCATTGGATCAGTCGAACCGAGCCAATTACCATCCGCTAACGAAGCAAGCTGTTGACGACTTCGAAGCGGGGTTCCGCACGATCCTGGCGCGCGCCTACGCCGGGGATTTGGTATGGGGAGCCGTCATTGACGCAAACGAGGGCAACTCCAAGAGCTTCGACAAGCGCCTTGCAGAATTGGCGGCGCTGGCAGATGTGCAACAAAAAGCAGATGCAGAACGCAGGGCCAATCAAGCCATATTGAACGCCCAGGCAGAAGAGCAGCGCAAGGCGGCACTACGCATAGAGTTCGAGCATCAAAAACAGAGAGACATTCAGCAGCAGATGCTGGATCAGCAGCGGCAAGAGCAAGCCAACCGGGAAATCATGAACAGCCTAATGCTGATCCAGTCTGCTAGGCCGCAACCTGCATTACGCTGCCGCAGCACGACATTCTTCGACACTGTGAACACCACCTGCAACTGAGTCGACTCCCCAAGCAAGCCGCCCATTGAGGCGGCTTTTTGTTGCCCGCACGGCACTACGTATGCACATAAGTAGTCGGGCGATATTCTTTAACGCTTGTATTTAATTATTCTTTCGCGCATAATTCACCCAAGCCGCCAACAAAGCGGCCCAGGGTGACAAGGCATCGACCGGTCATCGACAGCCCCTTAAAAATCTTTTCCCCGCAGATCAACCGGTCGGAGATTCCGACAAGTTGGCAGCCGTCACAGCGCAGGCAAGCGCGACTGTGAATCAGGTAGTGGGCCCGGACCAGCGGGGTGAGAGCTGGGTGACGCGGTAGCGCGAAGAACAGAAAGCTGCCAGCCGGGAACAGGCCACCAGTGCGCTCCACTGGTGATAACCGAGGTGACGGGGAAAGCCCCGAGATTCCGGCACTGCCCTGCTAACGCGGGGCAAAACAAAAGCGGCTTCTACGGAGGCTGTTTTTGTTTTCAACCAAGGAGATAGAGATGGACAACCCTGAGATTGGCGCCCTGCGCGTATGGCACATACCGCAAGTGCCAGGAAAAGCGTTCCACGTTCATGTGGACACACCCCAAGAAGCACAGCGGGTGCTGAACGTACTGGCTCACTACGACCTGTTCCAACTCAAGGAACGGATCAAGCCCGACTACTGCAACGCCGCAGGACTTGAGCAATACGTCAAAGACGACGGCGACGGCAAGCCAGGCTGGTGCGAGTGGTACGACGAAGAAACGGGCGATTGCATTGATGAGTGGGTTGACCCTACAAGCATCACTGCACCCAAGTAACCCCACCCCGCCCCTACACCAGGGGCCGGGATTGCTTTGATGGGCGGCGGCGTGGAGCCTTTTGGCGAAGCTGGCAACAGCGAGGACACGTACAAGTAACAACCCTCCCGAGGCCTGTGTGTTGGAGGGTCCGGCAGATGCGCCTTAGGCGACCCGTGGTGCATCACGGGGCTGTCGCGCTCAGCTCAGGAAGCCGGTATCAAGCCCGGCCCGCCCTTCAAAGCATTCCCCCCGTCCCGGCCATGCGCCGGGGCAATACAAGGAGAGATCATGGACCCGAAATCAATTCCGGACGGAGGCCCCGCATTCCCGCCGATGCACGACCCGGACACACATGCGTCTGGAATGACGCTGCGCGACTACTTCGCAGCTAAGTCCATCCCAATCATGTGGGACGCCTATGACAAGGGCTATTGCGGCCTGAACGGCAAGGACGAGCCAAACATCAAGACCATTGCCGATGGGGCGTACCAGCTCGCAGACGCAATGCTCGCAGCAAGAGGTTAACCCCACCCCGCCCCTACACCAGGGGCCGGGAGTGCTGGGAGTGCTTTGATGGGCGGCGGCGACAAAGTATCGCGGAAGCGGAACACGGGGTCGCAACACAGCCAAACACGCGAGGGATAGCGACCTCGGGAAGATAGCTAGACCATGCCCAGGCGGCGCGAAAGCGCGGGAACGTGGCTTGTGAGGCACGTCAGACAGTGTCATAGCAGGGACTGGCCGTCCTGCCCGCCCTTCAAAGCAATCCCCACCCAATTCAACAAACTAGGAGAAGAGAATGGAAGTAGATGAGCTACAGGCGCGAGCTGCGGTCAAGGATGGCAAGTGCGACGGCAATTGTGAAGCGCATCGCGGTGAAGTGAGGCTAGTCACTATTGAAAGCTGGGGCTACTTTGCATATTGCGAGGCGGCGATTGAAGAAGATCGGTCGCGCGGTCTGGTCGTTGAAACGGCCTAACCCCCTCCCTGTCTTCCTATAGACAGGGCAAGCCACCTGGGCGTGATGCTCAGGGCCTCCAGATAGCAGCCTTGCTCCGTTGCACTTGCGGCGGTGAACAGACTGGCCCAGTAGCAGGGCTGCTTTCTGGCGGTGAATGCGCAGGCTGATGCGCTAAGTCGGTGCGGGTACGTGCTGCGGCACCGAGACGCGATGAAAGCTGGCGGTTAATCCCGTGAGAAGCCAGTCAATGCCGGAGATCAGTACCGGCCACCATCACCCACTCCCTCCCTCCTGCCTTGCGCAGGGGTTCGCCCACCTCGCGTGGGCTTTTTTATTCCTGGAGCACTGACATGGCCTTCGAAACAGACATGCAAGCCTGCGCCGCCGATTACGACCGCCGCGCAATGGCAGATCAAGCCCTTGAGCGCGAAGAGCAGCGCCTGATGGCTGAAACGCTGGCTCAGGCCAAGGCAGGCAACTACGACCGCCTGCTGGACGCCATGGACTACCGCGACAACGACCAGAAGGTGATGCGCGCCCTGGTGCTCTGCGCGGCCAAAGGCAATGTCGAGGCGGTGCAGGCCATCAACGCGCTGGCCCGGACCTACGGCGAGCTGCACGCGGAGGTGGACAAGTGATCGACCGAGAACTGTTGGAGCTGGCGGCTAAAGCTACGGGGCGCATCGTCGAAGCGTTCAGCGCCAGCAAAGGCCTACTCTTGTCGCAGGGCGATGGGGTGAGCGCTTGGTGGAACCCGCTCACCAACGACGGTGATGCGCTGCGGCTGGCGGTGAAGCTGCGGCTGTGCCTGGACACGAACATGGACCCGTCATCGCGCTTCGACACCGACGAGCGATGCACGTTGGTCGTGCTGCCTCCGCCATCTGATTACTCGGCTGGCGAATGGCATGCTGACTCTGACCCCTATGCCGCCACCCGCCGCGCCATCGTCCGCGCAGCAGCAGAGATTGGGAGGGCCATGCCGTGATCGACCCCCTCAACGCCTCGCACTTCACCACCCGCCGCGATGCCCTGGCTGCATCCATTGCAGCCCAGGCCGAAACAAAGCGCCGCAACGACGAGGCCACCCGCGCGGCCGCACTCAGGGCAGAGGCTGCCGCCATTGGGGCGGAGCTGGACCCGGAGGCTCTTGAACAAGGAGATACCCCATGACACAACCCCGCCCCAATTACGGCACGGCATTGATCGTGCTGGCCGTCATCGCCCTGTTCTTGTTTGTTCAGGATGACGACCACAGCGCAGAGTTTGCCCAAGCCGACGAGCTGACAGCCGTGCAGCAAGAAGAGCAGGCCAAGGCCAGCCGGGAATTCGCGGGGCAGCGCGCATGTGGGCCTGGTGCACAAGCGCAGTGGCTCTCGGACAAAGAGCTGCAGTGCGTGCCAAAAAGGGGCAAGGCATACAGCGTGGCGGGGGTGCCATGACCACCATCACCGAGTTCCTGCGCTGGTATCGCACCTACCGCCAGTTCCGCAGCCCATGGGCAGCAGCCCGTGGCGCCTGGACTCTCACCCGCATGAGGTGATGCCATGGACTGCCCCACAGGCAAGGTGCCGCACACCCTCGCTACCGCCAAAGCCGCTGCAAAGCGCGCCAGGCGCAGAACAGAAAACGCCCTCGCGCCCTACCGCTGCACCGAGTGCGGGCAGTGGCATGTTGGCCAGGGAAGCGGGCTCAAGCGGCCCGTGAAGAAGATTTACGACAACCACCGAATGAGGCTTGCATGACCAAGACACATTACAAACGACTCATGAACCCCGACTACATCGGGGCCTACGCGCTCAACGAAGGCGAAGACCTCACCGTCGTGATCAACCACGTTGCCCGCGAAATCATCACCGGCACGGGGGGAAAGAAAGAGGAATGCACCGTCGCGCACCTCAAGAATCAAAAGCCATTCATTCTTAACAGTACGAACCAGAAGAGTATCGCAAAGCTCTACGGGCCGTTCATCGAAGACTGGGCGGGAAAGCCAATCACCCTGTTTGCCAGCACAACAAAGCTGGCCGGCGACACCGTGGAGTGCCTGCGCATCCGCCCGACTGTGTTGCGGCGTGATCCACCCAAGATCACCGACGAGCGCCTGAAAGCGGCTGTCGAGAAGATCAAGGCAGGGGAATACACTGCCGAGAAGCTGCGCGGCCAATTCGCCCTGACGCGGGATCAAGGCGAATGGCTCAATCAGGAATTGGCCGCAGCGGCCGCTGGCGCAGAGCAGGCGCCAGCATGAAGCCGTTCAAGTTCAGAGCATCCAGCTTGGGGCGGATCATGACGGATGCCCAGTCAATTGACCCCGCGCTGATGGATGCCGACACAGCAACCATCGCGCGCAAGGTAAAGAAGACCGACGAGGAAAAAGCTCTGCTGGCGCCGCTGAAAGAGCGGTCCCTATCAGCTGGCGCCAAGACCTACCTTGGAAGTCTGGCCAAGCAGTTCGTCTACAGCTACGAGCCGAGGGTGTCGAGCAAATTCATGGAGAAGGGCCTGATGGTCGAGGACGCCTCGATTGAGCTTTACAACTCAGTGTTCTTCACCTCGTTGACCAAGAACACCGAGCGCCGCGAGAACGAATGGATCACGGGCGAGTGCGACATCGTGCAGCCCGCAATGATCACAGACATCAAGTCTGCATGGAGCCTAGACACGTTCCCGGCCCGCGCGGTTGATGCCCACGATCCGGACTATGAGTGGCAGGGCCGTGCGTACATGTGGCTGTGGGACAAACCGGAGTTTGAAGTCGCGTGGTGCATCGTGGACACGCCCCCGGACCTTATCGGCTACGAAGACGAAGAGCTGCACTACGTGTCGCACATCAACCCAGCACTGCGCGTCACAACCGTGCGCTATCAGCGCGACCTGGCACTGGAAGAAAAGATC